AAACGCACCAGATGGTTGAGATGGGTTATCTCTTGTGATATCATTTCTCCACATATCATATGTCACACCAGACTGCCATCTTAACTTTCTAACAACTTGACTTATATCAGCAGAGTTGATTCTCTTTACTGCTAACATGGTGTCATAGTAGTCATCAGACTGACTGAAAGCATCTTTTGGTGCAGGAGGATCTGAGTCCCAAGTAGATGAATAATTCAAAGCATTAGGCAAACCAATAAAAGCATAATATGAATTTGCACTAGATTGCACACCAGCAACAAAGTTACTCGCATTCACTATTCTCAGTTGATCAGTTATTATCGCTGCCATTTTTAAGTTTTCTTTTTATTTATAGAGTTTATATTGATGGATAGATGATAATAGTTCCATTCATACTAGAATGATTTTGACAAACATAGTATAAAGTATTGTTAGCATCAAATGGAACATCAAATGTAAGCAAACTAGATGCAGCACCTACATTAGTAATACCAGTAGTATACTCATTTCCAGAATTATAACCTGATGCACCAGAGCTAGTTTGTATTCTAAATGGATGACCGCTAGCATTAATGTCAAATTCATACTTCTGACCTCTTGCAAGGTATATAGTTGGATCATTAGCATTAACTAAATTACCAGGTCCATTGAACACATAATGATTTGAACTAGCATTTGTTACTGCCCATCTAGATGTTGCCACATTTGTTCCATCACCATGAAACTCTTTGGCAGTTACAATACCAACATAAGAACCAGCATCAATATTATTTTGATCAAGCGTAAGTCCAGTTCCAACTTGAACTCTTGAAGTAAAGGTAGCTAGTTCAGCAACATTAACTACATCTAAATCAGTTTGTCCATCTACATCTAAGTTACTATTAGCATCTATATTACCTGTCACTGTAGCAACACCACTTATAGTAACACCACTCACATTAACTTGATTGAATCCAGATGTTGTTGTGGTGCTAATACCTGCAACACTAACTCCAGTCAAGTTAGAACCACCTCCATGGAATTCAGAAGCAGTTATAATTCCTACAGTATCAATATTATTTTGATCAATAGTAACAGCAGCACCAACTACAATCTTATTAACCACCCCACTACTGTCTTTACTGACTAATTCTAACCAAGCACCAGCATGTGCAAAATACATCAGACCTGTATTATGTCCATGAGCAAGTGCACCATGATATGTGGATGCAGATGGGAAATCACTCACTTGAGCATAATAGAATGGAATTACATTATTTGTTGCAAGACCTACAATCTGATGATTAATATCAACAATACCACCATTTACAACTAATCCATTACCAAAGGTTGATACTCCAGTTACATTGAGTTGATTAAATCCAGATGTCCCTGTAGTGCTGATACCTGCAATACTACCACCACCTCCTCCACCAGAGATAGTAATTGTTTTAGTTGCACCAGATCCAGATGCTACTACACCAGATCCTACAAAGTTTAATGTGGTTGCAACAGTTGATAATGCACTTCCTTCATCTTGAACAGTAACACCACCAGTGACATTTGATATATTAGATCCATCACCATGTAAGAAGTTTGAATAAACATCAGTTGCTTGTAATGATGTAGCACCTGTGATAATACCAAGAGTTGTGATACCTGGTGCACTTAAACCAGTTGTAACACCAAGAATGTTTAGACCTCTTGTATCTCCACTTACAAATAGTCTATTTACAGTTGCAAGACCTACTACATTTAAATCATCAAAATCATTTGGTGCTCCAGATATAGCAGTCTCTATTGTTGTCTTAGTTGTAGCATCTAAGGTTGCTATATTTTTTAATTGTCTAGCACTACTTACAACCTCATTAGTGCCAACAGAGAATGAAGTGGCAGTAAGAATACCTGATATAAAGGCACCAGGTGCATTGAATATATGTCCACCAAGAGTTGCAACACCTACCACAATACTAGGTGTCCCTGTTAATCCATATGCTAAATCTGCTTCAGTAGCAGAAGATGCTGTTCCAGTTACAGCACCAGTTACAGCACCAAACAATCTACTTGCAGTCAAAATACCTGCTTGACCTGCATCAATTCCTTTTGAATGTATGGTAATTGCTGTGCCAACTGTAGCAGTTGTTAATATACCACTATTAATATTTGCTGTGTTTACATTTACAGTTGTGATATTTGCACTACTTATAGATCCAAATCCAATAGTTGCAGTGTCAGTTATATTGATAGCAGTAGCAGCAACACCAGTTTGATCAATGAATACAGTGTTTAAACCAACAAAATGATCAAGAGTAGTTACATCCTGAACTGCTAAAGACCTAGCAGTAACACCAGCTGAAACATTAATACCATCTTCAGAGGTTGTGACTATACCAGCTACTTTAATAGTTTCATTTGATATGATATTACTTGCAGTGACTAAACCTGCTACAGTATATCCAGCATCAGAGAATGTATTGATACCTGCCAACCTTGTAGTTCCTGTTATAGTTCCTACACCAGTTACTTGAAAGTTATTTGCATTTATATTTGAAGTGTTTGCTAATCCAGTTATGACAGGTGCACCAAAGGTGGTGCTTATACTTAGAGGTCCTGATACAGTAATAGAACTAACAATTCCAACAAATAAATCTGTTCCATCTCCTATTTTATTATAGACTTCATCAAAATTTGAATTAACCTTAACAGCACCATCCAACAGACTATCACCTGATCCATCATTGGGCGTGGTTCCTGTACTAATTCCTAATTTAGCCATTATTTCCTAAAGGTTTTCCGTAAGAGTATTTATTATGATGCATAGTCTCTAAATTCAAGAGGTTTAGATCTAGAGATTATGGTGGATGTGGTTAAACCTATCATACCATTTCCAGTGTAAGAATCAAAGTTGTTAGATTGATCTCTAGCAACTACTATCTTACCCCAACTGTAACTAGCAACATCAGATATAAAGGAAATTGTACCTGGATAAGTTTCAGATGTTCTAGTATCAAATGTGAAAGCAGTACTATCAAAAGTTATTAATGAAGAAGAGAAGTTGTCAGTGCTTAATCCAGCAATGTTGGTAAACACCCTTCTACAAGTGGTTTTACCACTTCCAACAGTGGCAATACCAATAGATGTGTTTGGAAGATCAACATCTTCAAAACTTGCTACTTGATACACACAATCTAAGAATGATGTAGTAGCACCAACTTTAAGTGTGGTATCAGTTGCTCCTCTAGTTTCTAGAGTTCCAAATGCTTTGTTTATTTGGAATGTGCAACCTGAACCAGGAGAAGCACTAAGATTAATAGTATCATCAAGTTTGTAACCTGATCCTTGATCTCTAATTGTAACTGCAGTGATATTACCACTACTTACAACCACATCCACTCTTAGTCCATTACCAGCACCACCAGTAGTTCCTTGATTTAATCTAGTTCCACTACTGTTGCCATCTTCTGCTTTATATCCAGAACCAGCATTAGTTATAATCAAACTAGTTGGTGTGTTGACACCCTCACCTCTGGTAAATAGATGATTGCTGTTTTCAACTACAAAGAAGTCACCTGTGCTGATTCCACTAACTGTGACAGCAGCACCAACTGGTGATTTTGCTCCAGAACCATCCCTTAATATAGAGTTTTCAGATATAAAGAAGTCAAAGATTAATTGGTTCTTTCCACCAACAGTTGTAGTTCCTAGACCAACAATCTCACCAAAGTCACCTGAATATGAATTCACATCTACATTAAACTCTATCACAGGTTTAGGTGGGGCTATCTGTATCACAGGTGGTTTAGTATTAGTGTAACCAGTTCCAGCATTAGTAACTGTGATTCCTGTGATGGTTCCTCCACTACTTACTGTTGCTGTAGCAGTAGCAGTTGTAAATCCACTTCCCTCAGGTGGAGATGAGAATTTAATAGTAGGAACTCCAGTATATCCAAAACCAATATTAGTCAAATCAACAGATGATACAGTTCCAGTTTCAGATACAATAGCAGTTGCTAGTCCAACTTCAATTGTATTTTGAGATATGATATCAACAAAGTTTTGAGTTATTGTTTTATTAGTTGGTTCCTCATTATTTGGATTAAAGAATGGAACTGCACTGTTGACACTTAATATAGTGGCACCTGCACTCACAGGATTAATGAGATAAGAAGTTGGGAATGGTTCTGCTTCTAATTCAACTCTGTCTTTTCCAACTGGTTCAGCATCAATAATAACATCAGTGGTTTGTTTTCTCCAATATGCAGGTCTAAGCAAACTAATGTCAGTTGTAATACCTATTCTTCTGTATGGGTTGGTAGAAACAGTATCAGAACTTAGTGATGTTATACCTAAAATAGTTCTTGGTTCTTGATTTAAACCTGGACCTTGACCTTTCTCTGGATTATGATTGATATCAATACCATCACCTTTTTTGATTGTTTTAGCAATTGCTAGAAGTGCTACATCTATTTCAGGAGTTCCTTTATAGAATAAAACACTGCAATCATCATCTACTTTGGGTGCTGTAGTGAACACTATTGAACTTCCACCACTTCCCATGTTGTATGCATAGTTTGGTTTCTGAAGCATTCCATTTATAAACACCAGTAATGATTGTTCTGCTTTAATTGATGATCCAAAGAAAGTCTTAAGTGAAACTGCTCCACCATTAATTTTTAATTGAAATACTTTTCTAAATCCATCAAATAAATTGGTGAATGAATCAATTGGTTGTAATTGTCCAAATGTCCATCCATTAAATTCATCAGAATGAATATCTTG